TTATCAGTTTGTCTATCATTGTGTAATCCTATAAAGTATTCAGCGTCCACCAAAGCCAACGGCTTAGTTCTGTTTCTCTTTATTATAACCAAAGGTTCGTAACCTTTACAGTTTTCTTGCGATTGTTGGTATGCTTTCCACACGTTTACCGCTTCTTGGTTCTTACACTCTATAGAATATGGAAACTGTCTTCGGGATAGAACTCCCATGATGACATCTTCTCCATTAGATCCCATTGGCCTGGATTCAAGATCTTCTGGATCAAAGCCTAATAGTTCAATGAGTTTATCTACAACCCATTGTTGTAAAGCTCTGCCTTTTGCCTTTGCAGACGATGGCCTCACTTTTTCTTTTTCTTGTACGTTACTTTTTTACCAGCTTTTTTAGCTGCTGCTTTGGCTGCTTTCATACCCTTTGATGTGTATGAGAATTTTTTATTTCCTACTTTTGGCATTTTTTCTCCTTGTGATTTTAAGAACTGTTTATTTGCTTGTCTTTGTAAAGATCTTTCTAAAAGTTTATCTATTAATTTGGCTATTTGCTTCACTTGCCCTTTTTCATCTTATTACTTATCCACATGTTTTTAACAAGTGATGGTTTTTTACCAAACTTTTTATCTGCTTGTGATTTTGCAGAAGAGTAACCTTTCTTGCCTTTTAAGGTTGTCTTCTTGCCTTTGTATTTCATATCCCATACGTCTACCATTTTTTACAACTCCAATATCTTGCGGTTAATTTACTAGGTGGATTAGTATCACATTTATGCCTAGCGCGAAAAGACTTACGCCTTTTTGGTTGGTCTTTTTTTATGGTCATTTTAGGATCTCCAAATCTTATCAGTCTAATCTTTTCACCAACTTTTGCTAGCACAGCAAATTTCTTAGACTTTCCTGGTGTCCTTTTTGGTTTGTTATAACCAGCGAATCGTTCGCCTCTATATGTTAATGCCATTTTAACTTTTATCCCTATACAATAATTCTGTTTCTTTAATTTTTTTAGGATTACCTTTTCTAATTTCAAAAGTATAACCAGATAACTGGTGTGGTTTTAAACCTTTTATCTCATTAATAGCTTGTTCAACATTGTCAAATTTTTTACCAACCTGATATGACTTATAAGTATCAGGATAAAAAAGAAAATATGGAGCTTGTTTATAACCTTTTGGTTTTATAGCTATTTCTGAAAACCCTTCGTAAATTCCTTTTTTCTTTATAAATTCTGCACCACTCCATTTAGACTTATCTTTAAAAGATTTAACAAACTCTGTTTTACCTTTTTCTGTAAATTTATTTTGATTAAACTTTTTTAATATTTCTTTTGCTACAGGTTGCGTTCCTTTAACGGCAGGAATCATAGATAAAGTTTCGATGGGAGTTTCTGGTATTAACAGTCCTTTTATGCCACGACCTAATTTTTGAAATTTACTTATAACAGGATCAGGGCTTGTTTGTTGTCTGTTTAATTGCATTAATTCGTAAGCAGATAATGGCTCAACAATACCAGTGCGGTTTTGAGGTTTAGAGAAAGGTGTTTGAACTGGAGAATCCAGGAGTTGCCTTAATTTATCTTGTGAGTTGTTGTATTTCAATGTATTGCTCTTTCTTCAAAATATATTATTTCTGCATCTTGAGTTACCTCGCCTCCAGACATAAGGGACATTATCTTTAATGCTCCTGCTCTGTCTTTTGCTCGTATCTCTTTACCCACATAAACCATGTCGTCAACAATTACCTCAATATCAAAAATTTTGTGGTGGGACATTTCCTGTAAATAATCCTTGAGCTTGATCTTTTGCACTTTGCCTCATGTTTTCTCTGTCTCTTTCCATAATAGCATTTATTTCTGCAACATTGATCTGTGCGCCGTATTTAGCTTGCATTTCCACAACCTTAACTTTAAGTTGCGCCTCTTCAATATCTCTTTGTCTGTCATCGTCCATGATAATCTTCATTCTATCTGTTTCAGCGTCAATCATAGCCTTCTGAGCAGTAACCTGTGCCTTCTGCATCTCTGCTTGAGCGAGCATTTCCTCTGGTGAGGGCTTACTATCTTCTTGTTGTTGCGGTGGCATAGGCGGAACTTCTGTATTTATGAAAGATGATGAGTCTTTAAAGCCAGCCATTTCTATCATTTTGGTCAAAGTGTTAGCATATTGCTGTAATGATACCAATGGGTTTTGAGGCCCTAGTAATTGCATGATTTGCTCTTGTTTTTGCGCTACATTTTGTAGAACTGAAAACTTTTCTTGGTCAGAAGACTTAGATATAGCTACATTTACTACGATATCCTTGTCATTATCCCAGTATCTTGGGTCTACTGGCACGAATTTATTGTTTAACCTGTACACATCTTGCGCATTTTGGTGTTTTATCACCAGGTTATTAACAATTTTAAACATGTCTTTGAGTCCACCCTCTGCAAAATGTCTGCAAATAAGTTCTACTCTTCCTTGTGCGCCACTCATAGTAGCCGATACAGCTTGTGAGGTGCTAGATTGTAGAGCGTCTGCGTTAAGGCCAGCTGATGCTTTAGATACGCCAGTTCTATTTTCCTTGGCTTCGTCCAAATATCCTAATACTGGGAACGCTTCTTTACCCACAAACGGCACAGCAAATGGTTGTACCATTCCTGGCGCACGCATCCTAATAGGTTGCCCTATGTCGGTGTTTAGTACATCATCTATGTTTACTTGTCCTTCAACAATACCCATGCGTGGGAAGATTGAATGACCTAGCGAGTCTAACGTATCACGCATGATTTGTGACTTAGCTGCCTGTATTGGTTTTAGGTAATCAGCAGGACATGATCCTATTGCTGTGTGTGGTTCTGGATCTGGACAGAACATACATATCGGTAGTTCGTCCCAAGGCTCTACGTTTACAACATGTATGCCGTTGCCAATGGTACATACCCTAACTCTTTCGTCTATGCCGTCTCCGTCATAATCATAGAATAAGTAATGCTCTACATATAAAACATCTTTCCCGCCTGAATCCCCGCGGTTTGGATATACCATATTGTCAAATGGGTTTCTTGCTTCTATCTCTTCGTATGCTTCTGGATCTACCGCGCTTCCGCCGTAGCCAGCATGCTGTTCTACTTCGTCTTGGTCGTAACCCATTGCAACTAAATCAGATACAGACTTAATCATTCTGTGAGCAACATAAGAAGAGGAGTCAAGATCGCGCGCGTGCCTGGAAAGCAACACCTCTTCTGGTGGTATAGCCTCTATACATACCTGGTTCTTTTCTTTCAGTCTTCTGATGGTAAGATCATAACTTGCTGGTATTTCCTGGGTGACTTCCTCACCGCTCATAGGATCTATCACAGTCATGCTTTCCATTGTGACTGACTCTTCTACAATTTCCACGTCTTTGTCTATGATTAATGCCTGGTAAGATTGCGGATCTAAATTTGTATATTCGTGAGTGGTAGCAACAATGCTGTCATCCCAGAATACTTTTACAAAACCAGTCTTTCTAACCAGCGCATCTTTAAACGCATCATACAAAACTTGAAAACCGTTATTTTTTTGTTGGATAATATAGTTAATATAATCAGTTTGCTGTTCGGCAAGTTGGATATCTTCTGGACCTTTAGGTACAAACTCTACAACTTTTTTAGTGCCAAAGAAGGTACGCATGATAGACGGCAACATAAACAATATGCTCTCTCTAACATCGGTAGATATGAACTCTGACTGTAACGAGCTAGTTCCCTCTGGCGAATCACCTAAATAATATTCTGTTGATTCAGCTCTTTCCGCGCCAACCATGTGTATAAAATCACTAGCATCGTCCATCTCTGATTTAAGAACGCCTGCTAGGGTTTCTATGTTATTGTCATCTATATCTTTTGCCATAAATTATCCTATTCTGATTATCCTAGACTTCAGTGGTTTTTTGAAATTATAACCTAAAAAGTTAACGCTTCCACCAAAACTTGCAGCGGAGGATGCCATGGTCAATGCAAGTGCATCTGCCTTGTCTGGCGATTTAATCCCGCGCTTGCGCATTTCGTCTTTGGATTCTATTTTTATTTTACCAGTAGAAGTGTATTTATAAAGCGGTGCAGCTAGTTCTGCGACTAGCTCGTCATCGTGTGGCAATCTGCAATCACGTTGCGTTAGCCAGTCTTTAATAGCAAACCATAATTCCGCGCGCAAGTTTAAATAATTTTTTTTGCTAGAGGGCGCTTCGGCGACATTGACTCCGCGCACGGGTAAATTTTGTTCAGCCAATCTATCCACCACGCCTGCGCCCAAGCCGATTACATCTACCAATATTTCTTGTGGTCTTTCAATGGCGGTACATTCATCAAATTTATTTTTTATCACTCCACACAATTGCATAAGATCCATAGACTTAAATGACTTGATACTCATTACATGGTTTCCCTGGCGGATACACAGCGCAGAGTTATCACCGCCGAATCGCGCTACATCTAGTCCCCAGATAATCGGTGCGTTAGCAGTTAGCGAGACATCCCTATCAATCGCTGACTTAACCAATCCCATTGGTATTACAGTATCATCATCCGCGGATGGAAACTCGCCCATCACCTCCACGCGCGCGACGGTGGAATCTTCGCCGTACTGCTCAATCATGGTTTGGAAAAGCTTTTGGTCTGTGCCTTCTACAGTTCGCGAGTCTATCTGTTCGTTTTTCCAGAAGGATTGCTTGGAGTTAAAGCTGTCGTAGAATGGCCCAGTGTTTCGGCGCGGGTTGGAGAAAGTAAACCAGTACCTATCGCGCGTGGGTTCGGAGAAGAAACCCTCGGAGACGGAGTAGATGGGCGCGGGGATACCCGAAGCTTCATCCATGATTAAGCAAACTCCGTATGATGAGTGGATGCCTGCAAACGCATCTGGGTTTTCCTCGCTCCATAACTGTGCTTGCGCGTAGTAATAACCAGTATCTATCTTAAGGTCATTAATCAGCGCATCTTCAAACCATTGTGCGGGTTTAATCGTGGTGGCAGTCTTGGTAAACCAATGAGAGTTTATAGACAGCGTGAGCCATTTGCCAAGTTCCGCCCATGTTCTTGAGCGGAGCTGTTGTTCGGTGTTAGCGGTAACGATAATGGTTGACCCCAGGCGCGTGGAGAGCATCCATAGAATGATCCATGCGACTAATGCAGATTTACCAATACCACGACCTGATGCTACGGCTAGTCTAAACATCTCTGGTAAATCTAATACGTTGTTACGCTCAATGTGTATTGCCATTTCTCGCAAAATTTTCTCTTGCCACTTTCTTGGTCCTTTGAAGTCTTCAAGGGGGGTGTCTTTCTGTCCCCATGGGAAGACATACTTAACAAAGTTTACTGGGTTGTCTTTGATTGGTCCTGACCATAGTTCGGTCATGAGTTCTTTTTCTAGTTTTACGCCGTATTTCATATATTAAAAAAAATTAAAAAATTTTAGTTGAGTAGTTATACATATATCACCACCGCCACACAAACAAAGGGGGGGTCAAATGCGATATTTTAAGAGCTTGCATTAGTTAAAAAGGGAGTCTAAAAAACTATGCCCGCATCTAACCCCGTTATTCATTCGCGCCCTCGCCCTCGCCCTTGGCGCTAGCGCTAACTGTAGGCGCTTGAGTGCGCTCTGGGAGCGCTTGCGCTGGCGCGTGTTCAATGATTCTTTCGCGCGCTTGCGTGAGTACATCACCAAGATTAAGTTGATGATCTACAACCTGGCGATCGCTCCAATCCTCTGGCGCGCGGTTGCGGAGGTAGAAAGAGATCGCGTTGAAGTTCTTGTCTTCTATTGTTTCCATGAGTTTTGAAGTTACAAATGCCAGGCCTTTGCTTTTCCCACGATCTAGAGCGTCCGCAATTCCCGTACTTTTCTTTTCTCTATGTCTGTTAAATACATCCCAACCAACGCCCAGACTTCTGCAAATGTCCATGATTCCTAGACCTTGTGACGCTAGATGTTCAACCCTTTCCGCATCTATTACAACTGGTTTACGTCCTCTCTTTTTAGGTGTTTTTGTTTCCATATTCCGTTTAATTGTACTCTATAAACCCTTTATTTATCGGATTTAAGCAATTAATTACACATTTATGCATATAAAGTGTTGCATTTAGTGTGTAAATGTAGATAATGGGTATTGTAAGGCAATAAAGTTTTACATACTTTGGAGAAGTAATTATGAACGGATACACAGAAAACCTAGAAGAGTTCGGAACAAGAGAACTCAAAGAAGCAGGTAAATTATTAACAGCTATCGGTAATGGTTTACCAGATGATTTTTATAACCAAGGAATAAAAGTTGGTTTTAATATGAACTCTGGTTATGTCTTTTTGACTAATGCCGATTACCAGGTGGCTATGTATGATGACGAAAGCGAAGAACTATACAGCTTTTACACAACACCATACGAAGGCAGAGAGGGTTGTTATGAAGAACTATTGCAAGAATATGACGACATGCACCCAGAAGATCAAGAGTTTATGGATGACATCAAACAATATAATAGAAAGGTGGCATAAATGAGAATAGGAAACCTAAAGACATCTATAGAACTTAAAAAAGAAGAGGGCAAAAGAACTGCTTTATACAATGGAAATGAAATACACCTAGACAATCAAACGATAGTTATCGTTGATTATGAGCAAGGCTACTACCCATTAAAAGCAAATAATGGTTTTGATTATCACGATATGACACAAGAAGAGATAAACCAATTTAACAAAGAGCAAGGCTTAAGCAATGAAGCTATAGAACTAATGCTCAACAACAGCATGAGAGGGGCATAACATGACATTTAAACAACTAATAACCAAACTAATAGAGAAGCCACGAAATAGAAAAGCGTGGCACGGCTCATATTTAATTAACCATTTTTTAAAAAACTAGGAGCAATTATGAAAGAAAAAGACTATGGAAACGGATATAACAGCAATAACTCAATCGCTATTATTTGGGCAATAGATGATGTTAAAGACCAACTAGAAATACTAAACGAGGATATGCCCGAAAAGGTTGACCTAGAATTAACTGATGATGACTGTATGGAAGTTTTAGGTTTTGTAGAATCTAATCATGACGCGTGTTTTGGTATAAGTTGGGAAAACCTATATCAAGGTATTCAGTATTGTTTTGAAGATAAAATAAACGAACTACAGGAGCAGGACAATGAGTAAAAACGAAGCAACACAATGGCTAGGCAATAGAGGGCAAATGATGGATGTATCAGAGATTATCAAATGCAAAAAAGTCGGTAAATATTTATTTATACTTTTTAATGACAACCCAAATGAAGTTATCCAATATAACCTATATGACACTTTTGGAGAATGTCAAGAGGGTTATTGTCTAGAAGACTTTAAATGGACTAAAAACCATATCAGAACAAGATTAACAGGTGAATTTTATGAAAATAGATAGAAGGCGAATACCAAAGCACTTAAGAGGTCTAAGAGATGACCAATTGCATTTATTAATATTACTATTCACGGCGAAACAATGACATTTGACCAAGCATTAGGAAAGTACACGGCACACATGCGCGACAATGGAGTTACTGGCGAATTACCATTCGCAACAACAGAACAGTCTAAAACGAACACAGAAGGCGCGTGGTTGCTTAAAGACAAAGATGGTGACAACATAGCCTTTGTAGACAACCACGGCGTTGAGAGGCTTTAGAAATGACCACAGAGCAAATAATGAAACAAATGCGCGATAAATACGGCTTAAGTCAAAGCGGTGGATGGAAAAATGGCCTGACCCCAGAGAAACTGCTGCGGATCTTATCTAAAGATGACCGCGCGAAACTAACAAAAGCGTTTGCAAAAGATAAACGATACAAGCACATCAACGAGAGGTAGCCATGAGCGTAATACACAACGAGCAACAACTAGAAAATATATATGATGAGGTTGTTGAAATGGATAACAAAGGATTATTAGAAATAGAAATAACAGATATGGTCATTAACTACTGCTTACATGCAGATGATGACCGCGATGAGATATTACAGCTCATTGCTGAATCAATTTTAAACAACCAGGAGTAAACCATGAACGGGAAAGGCAGCACACCAAGACCAATACCAGACCGCAAGAAATACGAATCAGAATTTGATCGCATCTTCGGCAAGCGCGAAAAGAAAAAACCAACCAAAGAGAAAAAAGACAAGAAATGATATAATAAGTTTGAACTAGCGGAGGCCAATTATCTTCTCCAAAGATAAACTCCCCCTAAAAGCGCTTTCGCTAGTTCCTCGCACGCCTCCCCACGCCCACCGAACGAATCACAGAAGATCCACCAAACCAACCAACAAAAAATGCTTCTTACCACCAGGCTGAGACTTCCGCAAGCGCTTCTGCTCACCCTCTAGCACACACCAAATAATTTCTTTCTCAATTAACTCAGTCATAGCGCGCCCAGATGTCTTTCTATTCAAACCAGTCATCTTTGCATAATAACTAATCGCATCATGCGAAGACCAGGTTTCATACCTCCACCGCTCGCACACCGCCCACATGGTAAGTTTCGCGCTAGGCGATAAATCAGTGCTTCCACACTCGCGCCTAAACCATGCCCACACTATCCCGCGCACTCGCCCAAAGTCTGATTCCTTCCGCGCAAGCGCTAAAGGTATAAACACTCCCGCTTTGTCGCTTGGGTTCTCATGGGTTGTGATCCACCAATGATTCTTGTCTATCGTTTTAAATCTTTTCATCTCTTTGCTTCTCTCTTTTCTCTGGAAGCTGAACCCCCTCAAGGGGTTCGCTTCCTATACCATGTTAATGGTATGGATATATGGGAGTGTCTTACTAGAGTTATGTCCCTATCTTACTAGAGTTATGTCCCTAACACTCCCATAGTATGTCCCTAACACTCCCTATGGTTATTTAAAAATTATCATATAAATTGATTGGATTTTGCACTTCCTCTAACAATTCAAGCACTCCATCCTTTCTAAATAATGTTTTGGTATCGTAGTCAACATTACCAGAATTAGATTTTACTAATGCTGCTTTTACTACGGCCATGCGGTCATACTTCACGTGCATTTCCTCACAGATTCTTTCGCAATCCTCCGCGCTCGCCAACCATAAACTTAATGCAAATCTTACTGAGTCTGTAATTGAACTCGCACCTCTGATCTCAGCTCTATGGCTCATGGCATCATCTGAATCATTGGTTAATGCACCTTTGTTTAAATGATGAATGGTTAATGTGGTACAACCTAACCGCGCTGATATGTTTGCGCAGTAAGATCCCCACAATTGGCCTGCCTCATTACTGCTTGATACATTACCAGTTGTAAATGCTTGTAACGGGTCAAAGCAAACCAACTTTAAATTTGGTATGGCTTGCAACTCTTCCACTAGCTCTTGCGCGATAGGTGTAACCCCTTCTTCTCGCATCAAGATCATGGGTTCTTTTTGCTCTGGGACTGGAAACACATAAACGTCAAACGAGGAGTTAAAACGTCTGCCTTTGGGGTCAAGCAGATCTAAACGCCTATGTATTTCCATTAAATCATCTTCAGCACAAAAAATTACAGCATTACCATGTTCTTTAACATCCTTCCCCCACCACCGCGCGCCTGGACAAGATATTGCCAACGCTAGCTGAATAATACTTAATGACTTACCCACACCACCAACGGCTGCTAAAATGCCTGGCTTGGCTATAGGTATTAATCCATCTACTAAAAATTTTTGTGGCTCTGGTGTGCCTACTAGGTTTCTGATCGCGTACTTTTGTATACCAAGCTTGTGTTCCATCAACTCAGCTTTCACTTTATCTAAACCATGCTTTAAATATAAGTCGTTGTAGTCTCCGCGCTCGCTCGGTAAGCGCACTGCACAATTAAGCACGGCACTTGCACACTCTTGCGCTTTCTTCTCACCCACGCCGTTCTCATCATTATCTAGGGCTAGAATAAATCTAGCACCCGTTAGCTTACGCAATTTAGAGACTGCATCCAACGTAAAGTTGGCACTAAATACGCAAGCCACGGGAATCTGGGTAGCTTCATAAACTGAAGCAGCAGTTGAGTAGCCTTCAACTATAATTAATTTTTCTATATCTTTTAGATCTAAAAAGGTAGTACCAATTAAAAATACATTACCTTTTATTTCTGATGCAGATTTGAATCTTTTGTTGCCTTTTTTATCTATAGACTGTAGAGAACGAATCTCGCCTGTAGTAGAATAGACAGGAACAATTAAGTTACCATTTAATTGCTTCAACCCATAGCTTTTAACTTTTTTATTCGTGAGATATTCATGTTCAGTAGCCTCGTGGCATATATTCATTCTTTCCTGTGCCTCTACAGCAACCTCATCTTGTCTCAGTTTCCTCTGCTCTTTCGCTTGAGCAGATGCCTGTTCCATTTGTTTATGTAGTGCTTGCTTGTCAACCACACTTAGGGTATTGGTATCTATAGAAGACCATTTGCCTTCAAATCCAGTCTTCCAATTACCATAAGTGCAGAACATGTGTTCACCCACCAGGTTTACTACATAGTATCCACTACGCTGGCCATTTGTATCTGGTTTACTGTTTATTGCTTGTACTGGCACTCTGATTATCTCACCAGTAATTTCTAAGAAGTCTACAAGCAATCCTTGTGCTTGCATCTCGTTTATTAAATCGTGTGTACTCTTTCCTGTACTAAATCCTAAATCGTTATAGAGTACGTCCCTCTTTAGGTACTTTGTTAAATCCATTTGCAGCTCTCTGGTCATCTAACTCGGCTTGCACGTTCGCCCAGTTTAGATATTCTCTAACAATAGAAGTAAATACTTTTTTACGATTCTCCCTATCCCATTTATGCAATGGTTTGTCTTCTTCTTCTAATGTTAAATCTAAATATAAATTCTTGGTTTGCGCTATTGAGTATTCAACTCCATCATCATTTAATTGTGCTTTGTTTGGCAGTCTCAAACCTTCACCAATCTTTTTTAAATGATCCATACAGCACGCTCCAAGCCAATGTTCTCCGTCTTGTTTTAAAAACGGGCCTGCTGGACGCTTACAATAAGCGCATAAAGCAGGCCTTCTATTACCATCAAAATTAAAAGGGTGCTTCATCGTCAGCTGTAGATCCTACTGCTGCTAAGTCTGCCTCTGATGGGCCAGCTTGTATTGGCTTTTCACTAACAACCTTTGGCTTTGCATTAGTTGACTGCCAAGTCTTACCCCAATCCTCATTAATTTTTAGATATCCGTTCTCATCTTTTACAAGTTCAGCAGATACACTTTTACCCATAAATGCAGTAGATGTATCTTTTGGTGGCTCTTTAACACCCATAGCTTGCGCCATAAGTAAAATAGATTTAACACCACTATCCACATACTTAGGATTGTCATGTCCAACTGTAAAGGTATGGTTAATTCTTATACCAGAATCACCTACCTCAAAATACATCTTGCACCCGCGCCATCCGTTTCTACCTTCCACTAACGCTTCTTCTTCGCCTTGCCAATGCAGAACATGTCTACCTGGCTCTATTTGTCCTCTGCCTTCACCGACAGAATCAACATTAAAATTACTTAGATCCATTATTTACTCCTTTTTTTAAATCCAACATTTATATTCAACGCAATCATCCTCTTCAGACCCACAGTAGTTACAATAACCATCTGTAAACTGTGGATCTTCGCCAGGATCATACTCGTTGTACTCTAATAGCAATATCTCATTCATCTCAGCATCTGCTCTCTGATTTCTTTCCAATCAAAAGGCATCTCGTTATCCAGACCAAACCTGTTCTTAGCTTGGAAGCCTGGTGTTTCTTGAGTGAAGATAGTTCTATCGCCTTGTTTTAGTTTGGTAGTCATACCACCGCCTTTGCCTTTTACTTGGATAGTACCTATTTTGTAATTAGCAAATAAAACAGCGTCACTATGCTCAATGATTAGATCAGCCGCTTTTCTATGCAACTTGATCTGATGTCTATCATGTGGCTCGCTTGATGGGTCTTCATACCTTTTAACTTCATTATGTGCAATTTGTAGGATAGTGAATCCATTTGCTCGTAACTCGTTTAATAAACCTAAGTATTCTTTCCATGTCTCAAGACAAGCTGCATAGCCCTTACCATAGGCAGGTGCGCTTATGTCTGGCCATCCATTTTTCTCACAAACATATTCTTGCATCAAAGTTTCTAGCCAATCTAAACTATCTATTACAACAGTTTTGTATTCAGACTTATCATTGATTAATGCTTTTAAGTTTGCAACAAACTCATTGTAAGATTTAGCCACAGGAAAATGTGGACACTCTATCTTACCGATACCATCTTCAGCTTGCACTATGATTGGTTTATTCATAGTTGCGCCAAAGGTTGTCTTACCAATACCACCAGGTCCATAGATAACCATGATTGGTGGTTTTAGTTTTGCCTTCTGTCTTATATTAGCTAACGACATTAAGAAGTCTCTATAACAGATTCAGACTCTACTGCATCTTGTAATCTTTTGCTGTATTCAGCTCTCAAGATATCAAGCTTTTCTAATTCAAAATTTGCATTGCCAACTAATTCATTTTTCTGTCTCTCAACATTAGCTAATTTGTTGTAATGTATTTTATTCTCTTCAGTAAGATCGTCATACGCATACTCAGTTCCGCCTTCTTCAAAGCTAAACTTAATAGGTTCTTGTTGTACTTCAGTCATTCTATTCTCCTTTTTTATTATGTTTATATGTATCACATATATCTTTAGCATTACACCAACGGCATCCGTCTTTACTATAGTTATATGTGGGTATTTCTTCATAGCAAGCCTCGGCTGCTGGCTTTAAAGTTTCATAAGCCCATTCAACTAAGTTAATAGCTGATATGGAATATGATCTGATAGGACCATCTTTATGCCAACCTCTTGGCTGTACAATAGTCATTTGAACTGTGCAATCGTCTCCGTATCTTGATAATGCTCCTAGTGCATAGATACGCATTTGTGGGTTATCTGCCTCAACCGCCCACTTACCAGATTTTAAATCTATTACTTCTATCATGTCTTTGCCAATGAGAATAGCATCTGCTGTTCCCCATAGATCTACATGTATTTCTGGCATGTTTACTTTCTCTTCAATTAAAGGTCTTTTTATATCTAACTCTTGTATTCTTTGATCTATGTAATCTACATATATATTTGCGCAGTCAATCATCTCTTGGTCAACTGTAATGTCAAAGTCTTCTACATGGTGTGTTGTATCTAAGTAGTATTCTTCTAATGTGAGATTGTTTAACCTACCCTTGAGTAGTGTCTCTACCATTTCGTGAATCAGCGTACCAGTAGCAGCGGGTATACCTACTTTGTATTCTACGTTTGCGCTTGCAAGTAATTGTGGCATACCTGGACATGCCATCCATATCTTTGCAGATGACGGACTTAACTTAGCGTGTGCCATTTACAGAAATATAAGAGTCTTGTTCCATTCTTTTCACATCATCAAGATCGTATTTAATCTTGCCACCAATTTTAAAATAGCTTGGGCCTTGGCCTCTATACCTTCTATTGTCAATTGTTTTCTTGCTGACTCCCCATCTATCTGCTAGTTCGTCAACCTCTATGGTGTTTGATATGTCAAAATTCTTTTCTAATATTTCCATAAATTTCCCTTTTATTAATATTTTTGTTTATAATAAACCAATATTACTAATTTACAAGTGATATATTAATAAAAAAGTGGAGAAATTTTATGAATAAAACTATATATGCACATACAGATATAGGCGATGAGAAGGAATGGGATCAAGCAATAGACAAGCTTGCAACCAATAACCAAGTAGCTGGAACACACTACAAGCAATCTAGAATACAGCCGATAGACTATATATACGCTAATAATTTGTCATATAACCTTGGTAGTTGTCTGAAGTACATAACCAGAAGTAAAGGCGAGAAGAGTGATAGAGTGACTGACTTATTAAAAGCCAAACACTTTATAGATCTTGAGTTACAAATGGTACATGGTGTAGACGCAAAGGGTAATGACATTGGTAAATATTCTGTAGAAGTTTCTCTTGATTAATGAGGTAACTATGAACTTATATGAGTTTGACGATCCAATTCTTAAAGAAAGAAACGGAAGAAAACCAATATATGTAAACAAACATCTTGCTAAAAAGTTTAAGGATTTTTGTGAGAGCGAGCAGAAAGAACCACATAAGGTGGCTGAGTATCTAATATCTTTAGGTATGAACTCTGTTGAGCATTACGAAGATCCTATGGTGTCTGTTGACATTGAAGCTCTTTAAATAGATCTTCTGTATTTTGCAACGAATCTGTTGCTTGGATATCTTTGTCTTCAACGGTTATCTGTCCTTTACCACAAGGGAAAGCAAATAAAACCTTCTGACAATTTAATGCTACCAAAGCATACACATCTATATCACCTTTCTTATAAAACCTATTTCTAGAATGAGAACCACAACGCAAATCAAACCGCCAGTTCTTTCTGGCTTTCTCTATTTGTTTTTGTGTTTTAACTTGGCACTTGTAAAGAGTGTGGCCAACCTCAAAGATGATATCGGCTTTAGATCCGTGTGGCATCACGGTAACGGTGTCCGAAAAAGCAGAAAGCACCGAGGCTACTAAATACTCTCCAGATCGGCCAACTCTTTCTGATTGGCGGGACATGTGGTTATTGGGTTTGTCCCAACTCTTTCATTAGTTCTTGCATTTGCTTGTCTAAAATTTCTGGATTTTTAATCACGGTCATTTCTCTGGCTGTTTTTTGATCTTGTGCAAGAATTCTTTTTATAACCTCAGTCTTAACCATTGGTAAGAGGCCATCATAACCAGGGCTTTCAATAAAATCTTTAATTCTATTTTTAGTATTTAAAGATAGCATTTCTTTTAACAAGCTTTCATATTGTTTTGAATCTATATCAACTCCACTTATTTGTCTTTTAGGTTTTACAGGTATTATTTTTAATTTTGCTAATTCCTCAAAAACTACATCATTTTTAATTGTAGATTTTGCAACTGGGGAAAAAGTTTCTCCGATACCGCCCATCCATTTAGGGGCTGCTCCCTTTGTAAAGGTTCTTACTTCTCCAAACACATTTCTTTTTGCTGGCAATTCCGTAGATAGTCCTGGTATTCTATTAAGATATTGATCTGTTAAGTTTTGCGCATCTCTCATAATAGGATCTTCAGCTTTTCTTACATAATAAGATGCGGTTGGAACAAAGCTTCCCATAAACCTTTGTATAGATCGCTCTCCATATCTGTCTGGATTAAACATAACATTAATAAAATCACTTACGCCAGTCAAAAATGTTTTGTTAGTAATGTTTTCTGTGAATGATGCTCCCAGCATTGCAGCTAACTTGCCAAGCTCTGGGCCATTCTCTTCAGTAAAAGATTTGTTAGTGTATTTATAAATATCAGCCCAGTCAGCTGCTAGTCCAAACAATATACCCACAGGTTCAAATCTATTATAAGCATAATATGTATCTCCCACCCTAATTGAATATGGTTGCCATCCTGTCTCTCTTAAAACATTGTTTTCCCTATAATCGGCTGGACCTCTTCCTGTTATAAGACCATCATTTGCTAACATGGCAACACTAGCCATAGCAGTTGACCCGACAGCAACTCTTGCCTTGGCTATGTCTGCTTCAGCTCCACCTTTTTTTATAGCATCTTTATAAGACCTAGCAAAAATTCCAAAAGGAGTTCTTTGTCCAGCATATTTAACTATATTTATTGGAGTTCTAACAAAAGGAGCTATATATCTAAGAGATGGAACTTTACTAATTGCTTTTTGTGGAAGCTGTCCAAGTTCCCCAAGAGGGCTTGTAAATGTTTGATACCTTGCTGTCTCCTGGGCTTTTAAGTGTATGTCTGGAAAGTTTTTGGCTGGATCATCCATGATCTCGTAAGCTCTTTTAATTCCCTCGCCTTCAGCTTTTGCTTTTCTTAAGGCTTGCCCCCATAGCTCTTGTCTATAACCAACAGATTTAAACAGCTGGTCTTCGGCGGTTAGGAATCTTCCAGGTAGTCTTATTATTTCTCCCTTTATTCCAGATATAGAATTTTGTCTTTGTAGTTCTAATTTTGTTAATGGATCGTCTACTGATTTTGGATCAATCAAAGCACCTTTAAATGCTCTTAAGCCATCAAGAAGGCCATACATGCTACCATAAATTCTACCTCCAACTTCGGTAAAAGATATTTTGTCTGATCCTTTTCTTGCAGCACCAAATAAAGCCCCCACAGCATACTCAGGCATACGAGTAGCTGCAACAATACCATTAGAAACTACGTTTACAATATGAGTTGATGGAGACGATAGAAGCGCATTAATCCAAGCTTCTTGTAATTTGTCTTTAAACTTTGGTTTAAGTGCATCTTTGCTAAATTTTGCAATTTGTTCAGGAGTGTCAAGGTTGCTAATTAATACAGCCATTTCCTCTATATTTCCTGCGCCTTTTGCTTGCACATATTCACCAATAGCTTTTGCTTGTATAGCTTCCTCGGATCTAGCTGTTTCCCTGAATTGTCTTAAAGCTCTTCCAGCCTCTGCTGTTATACCTGCTAATTGCTCTTGTATAGCAACATGTTTGGTGAGTGCTTTCTCGAAATTATAAAAATCATTAGGGCTTGCGTTATTACCTTGCGCTTTTTTTGCAAGCTTAACAAGATCAGTTGCGGACTCTTGGTTTATAAGACGAGCAGCATAAGCGGTTTCTGCATTAAATGCAGAGCCTTTTTTTCTACTTATTAATTGATCTTCAGTCAAACCAGTCTCTTCTGCTAACGCTCGCAACTCTGCTCCGTCCGATCCGAATTTAACAACCCCCCTTCTTGCTTCCATAAAGGCATCTTCATTTTCTGCAATAGCATTTATAGCGTTTTTTATTTCATCTGGAGAATCAATTTTGTTTAAATTAATATTCCCAGCAAAATCTGGTGGAGTTTCATTTACCTTGTTAATAAAATTAGAAGGCATCCTTGGTTCTACTATTAAAGCATCATCTTCATAAAAACCAACGGGTATTTCTTCAACCGTTCTACCAAAGCTACGAGGCACTGGTACTCCAAGCACGTCTTCATATTCAGATATAGTTCCTATGATTTCTCCAACCTCTTCATTTGTTTTTCCTTTTAAGGAGTTTGGATCTATGTCTGCTCTTTCTAAGGCGCTTGTATATGATTCATATTGATTTAACTTTTCTAAGTATTCGTCATTTTTTGCAGCATATTCTGGTAGAGGTGGATTTTTTTCTAATATTTCTAAAGCGTCTGCTTGTCCAAAATCATTAATACCCCTTTCATCTATAAATCCTCTTTTGCCAACAAGAGGTGCCATTTGAAGTTCATTTAATTTTTCTGTGAAAATTTCAAGAGCATCTGATCTAACTTTAACTTCTCCAGTAGCAGAAACACTTTCTGGAGCTTTCTTTGTTTTGTAGTAACTTGATAATTTTTTGGGACTAGTTCCCATAGCTCTTGCTATCTCTTCTATTTGAGGATCGTTTCTAGGTATAGATCCCTGCAATAAAGAACTTACTTTTTTTATACCTTTTGGTTGTTTTGGCTTTACCAATACTTCTGGCATTTTATTTGCGCGTGGTCTTTTTTTAGGCGCTTCTATTTTTGGTTCAACAATTGGAGACTCAACCACAGCTCCTGGTCGCGGGCCTATGAATGGATCTGGTTTAGGGCCTACAAACGGCTGTTCTGCTTTTGGTCTGCTAGGTATTTTAATCTTAGATACTTGCCTTAATAAATAATCAAAAGGCACTCCTATTGCAGCTCCTTCTACAGCCATTTTAAATCTAGCTACTGCTTCATTGTCTTCTGGATCTGCTTGTAGAAATTCAGTTACAGGATTTTGTAAAGCTGGGTATTGTTGAACTAAATTAGATACTCTTTGCTCGTAAGGACTAAAAGCAAATTGCTCTGCTAAGCCTCCAATACCAGCACCTTTTGCTAATTGTTGTTTTGTGGTTAGACCAGTTAAAGGGCCAGCTCGTGTTGATATGCCAGCAAAGGGTATTGCAAATCCAGCAAGATCTCTGGCGATACTGCCACCTGGATATGTAGGTTCAGGAACTGCAGGAACGCTTTTTATTGCTTGCTCCAACACGCTTGGATCTGTGGCCATCTCTTCTAAAGTCTTGCCCTCTCTTATGCCTTTAGCAACGTTTAATGGGCCGAACCTATCTTTTGGTAAAAGCAATTCAGCAGTTGCCACGCCTACATCCCTTGTAGCTCCACCAAGAGTTCTATATAAATTTTGACCAAAGCCAACCCCCTCTTGTTTAGTTTTTGCAAATGGATCTTTAGGTTTTGCAAATGGATCCCTTTTTTTGAATGGATCTGTAGACATTATTGATTCTTATAATATATTGTTTCGTCGCCCTCTATCTTAAAAGGATCTCCATCTTTTAAATTTGCATATTTTTGGTCTTGACCATCTTTTACTAATACAGGAGTTTCCGTGTTTACTTCTGGAACTTGCGTGTTTACATATCCCATTTGTAAATTTCTAATTAGTTGCTTCATAGGATCTGTATTGGATATAGTGTCTAAGACTTGTAGATCTTGTGGGGTTAATTTATATTTTGGATTTTGATCAGTTGGAACATGACTTCTAATTTTAGTTAATATATCTACAACAAAATCGCTTTTATTAACCTTTGAAGGTTTATCTTCACTCAATCCAGCAAAAGATCCAATTAGTTCCTTTGAATTATTTTGCGCCTTATTGATTTCTTCTTGGTCATAAGCAGATATAGATCTTATTGGCTTGCCGGTTTCTCTGTCATATACAGTATATCTTTGTGTACCTTTCTTTTCTTGAGTTGGATAAAGCTTTGACTTTATGTATGATTCTGGTAATCCCATTTTTTGCATATTATATATTTGTCTTTGCTCTGGAGTCATAGAAGCTAACATCCTTTGCTCTTGTGCTTCTTGCTCAGCCTGTTGCGCTTGCTGTTCAAACTGTTGTTGCAATCCCAAAGTTCTGCCAACAGGATCTCCGCCTTTTAAGGTTTCTGACAATGCAGATAAACCTACTCCAAGGTTTTGCCTTCTTTGTAATTGCTCCTCTGGTGTTAAAGGTGTTCTAGGTTTTCCAAATGCCATAATTAAGTTCCGAATAAGCTTGGTGGTAAATTAACTTGACCAGATTGATAGCCTGATCCAACCATTCCGCCTGGATTAAAATTAAAATTTTGCATAGGTGGAACAACGCTACCACCCGCAAATGTTTGCGCGCCCCCGCCCCCAAATAAACCTTTAAGGCCACTAAAAGGATTTATACCTCCTAACGCTAATGAGCTACCAAGTCCCGCTATACCGCCTAGCACACCCATAGGGCCAGCTGTTGATTCGGATGTGGTTGTCTGACCAACCAATGATGGCATACCTTGTACGCCTTGACCAAACAGTCCTAATTGGTAGGCTGGATATTGTAATTCTCTTCCAAACTCGCTGAAGTCAAAGTCTCTTTGTGCTTGTCCTAATCCTCTAGATAAACCACCGTAACCACCAAGTAATCCTAGTGCTTGTTGTTGTCCGCCTAATAAACCACCCAGGAGTCCAGCTTGTTGTTGTCTGCCCCTAAGTTCTAATTCTGGTGAAAGCATAGCCATCTGTTGTTTTCTTGCTATGTCAGACTCCGCCGCGCCCAGCGCCTGCCCGTATCCTCTGTCTCTTATGTCGGCAAGAGTTCTAGCCTCTTGTTCTTGTAAAGGTCTTAATGCTTCTTGCTCGTATATAGTTCCTCTTGAGCCACCAAACGCACCAGATCGCATTGCTACATCTTGCGCTTGCTGTTGTTGTAAATCTCTACGTCTAGCAAAGTCTTGCTCTGTTAGGTCTATAACTCGTTGCTGATAAGGTGATTCGTATGCACTAATATCCATATCTAATAAAGATGGAACATCTCCTAACTGTGGAGATTGTTGACTAGCTAACTGTTGTAGCATCCCAGTTGGATCAAGTCCACCAAAGGCACTACCATACAGACCTTGTATGCCTGCGCCCATTTGCATCTCTTCTGGAGATAAACCTGCTATTCTATCGCCAGTATATTCCTGAAATGGTATGTCAGCAGCTTCTTGCGCTCTATTTAAATAGTCTTGATAGGCCTGTTTCTGCCAATCTGGTAGCGTTGCTTCTTGTGTAGTTGTTGTTTTTCCTTTACTCATAAATCTTTTCTAATTAAATGTTCTGTTACAAATCCAAGATGTTTAAGCTTTCTTGTCCATCCTTTTCTGCCACCACCGTAGAGTCTTTTCACTCCACATTTCTTTGCGTACTCTTCTATGTGTGGCAACATCGCCTCTAATTCTTTATAGTCACCACCACAAAAGAGTAAGTTCATTGCGGTGTGCTGTGGAAATACTACAAACTCTGTTACAAATGCTGCATTATTGCTAGCCCAAAGTAGGAATATTCCTTCTCTTATTTTATCTTCTATGTCATCAATTGTATAGGCATCTTGATGTTTAACCGCTTTTGCTATAAGAGGTTTGGTTCTTATCCATTCCTCTTGCCAGCTTTCTTTAATCGCCTTTTGCATACTCTACTAGGCTTGCAATGACATTAATGTTTGCATGGCTTACTTGTATTTTTAGGACCTGTCCAGCCGTTAAAACTAAATCATTTTGTAATAATTCGTCAGTTGCGTGTGCTGTTATATTGTGTTGTTTAAAAATGTAAAAGTTAGATGCACCAGTAGTTATTGATATATCTATGTTTGTTTGTTGGTTGCCGTGGTCACATACTAAAATAGACTCTACAATGGCAAAATCAAAATCCGTACCAGTCGGTGCTGTATATATTGTTTCTAAAGACGTTGTTCCAGATACAGTCAGTTTAGAATTAGTTACTCTTTGTATATATTGGGCTTTACTTTCTGGTGATATCATCTTCTACCTCTTGGTTTACCATCAACTCTTATAACTCCGACTTGGAAGTCTTCTGTTAAAGATCCTGTAATTTTCATTTGTACCTGTCTTGCGCTAAACCTTGCATCAGTATATCCGTCTGTTTGGAAGGTAAAGTTACCGAAATCTGTTTGAGATCCTAGAGGTGTAAAGCCACCAGTAAATCCTACAGTTATGCCTGGCAAGTTTGCAGACTCTTCGTCTGGAATAATTTGGTTTACCTGTATAACTCTGTCACCGTTGCCTATCTCTATAGGTGCGCTAGTACAAAATGGCACTTGATTGCCTATGCCTGGTGAGTCAAACAATGGTCTTTTATCATGCTCGTATACATTACCGTTTGAGTCGCATGCTATTGGATTAGCAAACACTCCCTGGTCAATCCAACATGTTCTATTCATAGATCCTATAGACCATACATTGTCTAAGTAGTTCCAGATAACATATTTGTTTGGTGTTGGTTGGTAGTCATCCCCGACTGGGAAAAACCACCATATCTCATTAAAGTCTACGTTATGTGTACCAAAAGTATTTTCTTGTGTACCAGATTGTATGTTATCAAAAATGAAATCATGCACATTTGATTTTAGTTCTTTTACAGTACCTGAGTATGTGAAAAATGAGTTCTCGCCAATCCATGATATGAAGTCACCAGAAGCAACTATGCCTCTAGGACAGATAGCCTTGCAGTTAACTCCAGCGTCTTGTATTCCATATACAAATGGAGAACCAGCATAATACATTTTATTAATACCAATATCGGTAAATATAATAACGCTGTTCTGCCACTTAACTGCATACAAGGCTCTACCACCAGTAGGTA